ACTGATGGCTATTTCTGCTGGTGTGGCACTAATGAGTACTGCTACTACCTATTTTACTGTAGGTTTTGTAACAACTCAAGCTATGATAACTCACTTCCTAGTCAGTACGGCTATGGGGGCTGCTCTAAAGGCTCTAACACCTAAACCTTCTTTTGGGGCTAATGCGGCTAACAGAGGTTATCAGGTAACTCAACGTGGTGCTGCTGTAGACCATCAGGTTATCTATGGTCAAACTCGTGTTGGTGGTGTGGTTGTCTATGATGCTTTGTCAGGTGATGACAACGAGTACCTACACCGTGTTGTAGCTTTCGCTGGACATGAGATTGAAGAGTTTACCACCTTCTATTTAAATGATGTAGCTGTTACTCTTAGTGGGTCTGATGTAACTAACGAAGAGTTCCAGATTGAAGATGATAGTGGTAACTTTGAAGAGTATGCTGTCCGTATTAATACTCACTTAGGTGCTGATGGTCAAACTGCTGATAGTGATCTTGTTAGTGAAGTTACAGAGTGGACTACAAACCATAGACTACGTGGAATAGCTTATGCCTACTTCAGGTTTAAGTATGACCCTAATGTGTTTGATCAGGGTATCCCAGATATTTCTGCCGTGATCAAAGGTAAGAAGGTCTACGACCCTCGTAGTGAAACCACAGTGTGGTCTGACAACCCTGCTCTGTGTATGAGAGACTATATGATCTCTGATTATGGTCTAGCTGAAGATAGTGCTAATATTGATGATACTCTCGTATCTACTGCAGCTAATGTCTGTGACTACTACAATTACCCTACATTAACAGGAGACCCCAGATTTACCCTCAATGGGGCATTTCTAGTTAGTTCTACTCCTTACGATGTTCTGACAGACCTGTCTAGTGCTATGGGTGGTTTGTTGTGGTATTCACAAGGTAAGTGGCGTATGAAACCTGCTTACTACACTAACCCTGTTATGTCGTTAGATGAGGATGACTTAAGGTCTACTATTAGTGTATCTACACGTCACTCTCGTCGTGATAACTTTAATATTGTTAAGGGTGTCTACAGAGGTCCAGATACTAATTATCAACCTACAGATTATACTCCTGTAACTGATGCAGGGTTCTTGACCATTGATGGTAATCAAGAGAGTGTACTTAACTTAGACTTACCCTATACTGATGATTTTGATATTGCTCGTCGTCTAGCTCTTATCACTCTTGAACGTAACAGACAGCAGATTACAGTACAGGCATCTTTTGGTCTTAAGGCTTTCCGTTGTCAGGTTGGAGATATTATTCAATTAACTAACTCTAGGTTTGGTTGGAGTAGTAAAGAGTTTGAGGTTATTTCTTGGAATTTTGGCCTTCAGAATGAATACGATTTACAGGTACACCTTACACTAAGAGAAACCTCTGAAAATGTTTTTGATGATATTTCCGATGGTGCAACTCTAGAGTTAGACAACACAGAACTAGCTGATCCTAAAGGTGGTCTCCTAGTTACTAACGTGTCAGTTAGTGATAAGGGTAACATACAAAGAGATGGTACTTTTGTTGGTCAAGCGGAGGTCTCTTGGACTGCTGTATCTAACCCATATCTAAATCACTATGAAGTACAGTGGAAGGATGTAGATGAGACTGCATACCTAAGAACTGAGGCTCCTAGAGGTCAAACATCAGTTATCATTGGACCATTAGAAACTGGTGTGCAGTATGACGTAAGAGTACGTGCAGTTACTGTATCAGAAGTTAAAGGCTCTTGGGTCTCTGCTACTGCATATACCCATGGTGGGGATACTACAGCACCTTCTCCTGTCACTGGGTTGTCTGCCACAGGTGGACCAAAGAACGTAACTTTAGACTGGACTGCCCCTACCACAGATAGTGATACTACTGCTCTGTATGACCTTAAGGGTTACAACATCTATCGTAGCACTTCTAACAGTCAACCTGCAAGTCCTGCAGCTTTCTCTGGCTCTGATAAGTATGTAGATGGTGGGTTAGCTCAAAATACTACATATTACTACTGGGTAACTGCTGTAGACTTTACTGGTAATGAGAGTACTGCAGTGGCATCAGGTGCTGTATCTACAGATGCTGCTGTTGTAATACCAGAAGCAGAAGACACACGAATTTACACTGGTATAGTCTACTATCAGACATTACAAGCTACTGCACCTAACTCAGGTAACCCTCCAAGTGCTACCAGCTTTAATGAGAGTACACTTACCTTTGGTGGATTGACTTCTGGTTGGGCCACTACTCAACCTTTTGTCGATGGGTTTGATTTTGGTGCAAAAGAGTGGAAGTCTTCTTATAAAGTAGAGTTTGATAAAGACGATAATGTAACTATTACCTTCACTACACCAACAGGTTCCTTCCAATTCCCTGATGATATTGCTTCAGATAACTATAATGGAGATGGTGAAGGCACTATTCTTGGGACTCAAGGTTGGTACATTAATCGTGACACTGCTTATGCTGAGTTTGGTTCTGCTGCTATACGTGATACTCTATCTGTAGGTCAAATCCCTAACTTAACTTCTACTAAGATTACTGATTTAGGTTCTCTTGCTACACAGAATACTGTAGACTACGATACAGAAATAGATAATACCCCAGACCTGTCTGACTATGTTGTTACTTCAGAACTTAATTCTAAGTCTACTGTTATCTATAGCTCTAGTACCCCTACTTCTACCAGCACAAATGATCTATGGTATAAGACAACAGAAGACCGTTACTACAGATACAATGGTTCTTCTTGGGTTCCTGTAGCTATCACTGCTGATAGTATTGTCGCAAGTTATGTCTATGCAGGTAATATTAATGCCTCTCAGATTACAGCGGGTACTATTAGTGTAGACTATCTTCCTGGGCTTACTTTTGCAGACGTAGTTACTGGTGGTGATACAAGTCGATTTAATACTACCTCGACAGCCAACTCCACTGCTGCTATTCGTTCAGCACTTGGTTATGGCGCACAGACTATGTATCGTTACAACAACTATGCGTCCCTTTCGGGCATAGTAGCAGGTTCAACTTTGATGGGAACGGCTACTCTTACTATTGAAAAGAATGCTGGCAGTGACCCCAGTGGTATGAATACATGTTATTTCGTCTTGTATGATGGTTCAACAGTTGTAACCTCACCTTGCACTAATGTTGGAGCGGCTGGTAATGTTACACTTGAAAGCAACGGTTATACGGCCACTTTCACAGCGGCATTAGCTATTGAGAGTGCTGTTTCTGGAACGGCAACAATGGGCTTCTACTTTAGCGGCGGCAGTCCCGATGAAGATGAAATGTCGGCGGACAGATATTCGTTCTCTGTGATCGAGTTTACCAAATAGGGGCCGCAAGATGTATGTAACATATAACATTACAACAGGCGCAATTTCTGGTTGGTCTAACAAACCAAGAACACCTGCTTCTGGTTATGCCGAAGTTCAGTCAGATGATTACCTAGATCAAGAGCATTGGTACTACGATGCTGCCACAGATACATTCTCTGGCCCAACTGATGCAGAACAAGATGCATTAGACATGCAAACATTAAGATTGCAGAGGAATGAACTACTGTCTCAATCAGATTGGACGCAAGTTGCAGATGCACCTGTGGATGCACAAGCATGGGCCACTTACCGTCAAGCCTTGCGTGACTTACCAGCAAATACAACAGACCCTGCCAACCCAACTTGGCCTACTAAACCATCATAAGAGGATATTATGGGATACCAATTAGGAAAACGTAGTAAACAAAAACTTGAGGGTGTAAACCCACGTTTAGTAGCTGTTGTTGAAAGAGCTATTGAAATCTCTGAACAGGACTTTTCCGTGATCTGTGGTCTACGTACCATTCAAGAACAAGAAGCTCTAGTAGCTAAAGGTGCATCACAGACGATGAAATCTAAGCATCTTGAGGGTAATGCTGTAGACCTTGCAGCCTACTGTGATGGCATCCGTTGGGAACTAAACTTGTACGACGAGATTGCTGATGCAATGCTTAAGGCTGCTAAAGAACTAGGAGTGACACTACGCTGGGGTGCTGCATGGCACAAAGCATTAAACGACTGGGATGGTACTGCAGAAGACCTGATGAATGAATACATTGACATTCGTCGTTCTGCTGGTCGTAGACCATTCATAGATGCCCCGCATTTCGAGGTTCTATAGTCATGTACGAGATGGTAGACTTAATTATGCAATGGCTTGTAGCTCCTGTTATAGTCGTTGTATGGCATCTGTTTTCCCGATGTAATAAACACGAGACAGAAATAGCCGTACTTAAATCTCAACTAGAATCATCTAAAGTCTCATATGATCGTGAGATGAAAGAGATGAAAGAAACAATCAAAGCAATATTCCTAAAACTCGACAGTATAGAACAATCACTGCGGGAAAGATAAATGGACAGTAAAGCCTTGGTTGGAGTGTTGTTTGCAGCACTCGTAGGCTTATTGGGTTGGAATATAAGTACGACCCATGAGCTAACTTTACAGGTACAAAAACTAGAGATTATCCTTCTTAATGATGCTTTTGCAAAATAGGAGGGTGGTAAATGTTAGACCCAATTACGATCATTGGTGGTGCGACAGTTGCTTTCAATGCTATCAAAAAGGGCATTGCCGTTGGGAAAGACTTGCAAGATATGCATGGTCAATTATCCAAATGGGCTGGTGCTATGTCAGACTTAGGTCAGGCAGAAAAACAAGCAAATAACCCACCTTGGTGGAAATCGTTAGGTGGGTCTGTAGAGGCTGAGGCTCTGGAAGTTTGGAACGCAAAGCGTAAGGCAGAGGCCATGCGTGAAGAGCTACGCCAACATATATCTTTCGTATATGGGCCAACAGCATGGGATGAGCTAGTGCGTACAGAAGCTAAGATCAGAAAGCAAAAGAAAGAACAAGAATACCGTAAAGCTGAGATACAAGAAGCTATTATCACTTGGTCTATCACTGGTGTCTTGTTGTTAATCTTCTTTGGTGGATTAGGTGCTATACTCTACATGAGCAGATGATAAGAATTGGTGATAAGTATTACGTTTATGATGAGAACGGTAAGATACTAATTATTACCAGAAGTAAAAGGATTGCTGAGAATGTCTATAACACCAGAGTGGCTAGATAAGTGGCGTATATGGCCTAGACTAATTATAACACTATATGGTTATGCTTTCTATAAAACGACAACATGGTTTATGGGCTTACCTGACCCCACAAATGCCCAAGCAGGTTTTGTGTCGGTTATCGTAGGTGCAGGAGCAGGTTTCTTTGGGATATATGTAAATGGTAAGTCGGCTGATAATCGTAGCTCTACTAACGTCAACGTTAAGTAGTTGTGGTCTAACATCACTAATTCCCACTGGTGGGACTAATGTAGCTGCTAATACACAGTTAGGTGCAGAGAACAACCAGAACGTAGGTGTAACCACTTACAACAAGCCAGAGATAAAACCAGAAGGGCCAGTCGATACTGTTAATCAAGATAATAGTACGACAAACATATCTGAGATAGATCCACTTCTGATTATACTATTAGTATTGGGGTGGTTGGCCCCATCACCGTCTGAAATGGGAAGGGGCTTACTTAAGCTCTTTAGACGTAAAGAATAATAATATCCATACTCTGCATAAACTAAACCCCTGAATCCTTAGTTGGACTCAGGGGTCTTTTTGTATCTACTCTTCTGATAAACCTAGTTTGGTCATACACATGGCTGTACCTTCATACAGCATTTCTATGTCGGCCTCTGCTTTTGTGATCTTACGTAGGCAATATGCATTGGCTAGTAGACTGATCAGCAGGATACCTTCGATTACACTCATTTACGCTCCTGTTGTTGTATTAATGCTTCTAGATACCATCGGGCTTTCTTAAGGTCTTCCACACCGTTCTTGTATCGCCATCGGTGTAGATACTTAGCTACATTCCCACGGTAGTATCCTGTTAGTTCATCATCAGATAAAAAGTCTTTGATGTATTCAATACACTCAATAGCACCAGTACCATAGTGTGCAGGATTGTTTACGTTATCTGTCATTAGTAATCCTTAATCTTGTAAACTTCTTTGTAGATTTTCTCCATGTCGTCATGACCTTTTCCGTACCCTACAATGTGGCCCATAACAAAACCACAAATAGCTATACAAGTTCCATAGAATATCATTTCCATTACAGGTTCTCCTTCATAAAGACTTTCACCCACTGTGCGCAGATGTCGGATCGTATAATGTCGTCTACACCAAACTCAATGATTGGTACAGGCAACATATGTTTCTTTGCTAGGTGAATTACTTTAGACAGACCATCAGCTTCTTTCAGGTCTGATTGTTGAATATCACCATTAAGCACAATAGTAGTATCTTCTCCCACTCTTGTCAACAACATCTTCAGTTCATGTGTCGTTATGTTCTGTGTTTCGTCAACAATTATGAAGGCATTATCGAAGCTACGCCCACGCATAAGTGCAAGAGGTGCCATTTCAATGTTTCCATTCTTTATGCCAGTTTCCACTGCCCCCTTACCTAAGTGTTTCTCCAATACGTCTAATACAGGTAATGCCCAAGGCATTGTCTTTTCCTGTAGATCACCCTTAAGAAAACCTAACTCTTTACCTACGGCAACGTGAGGTCTTGTGATGACGATTTTATCAATCTCTTTCGTCGTGTAGAGGTCGGCAGCATAAGTTGCAGTAACATACGTTTTCCCAGTACCTGCAGGGCCAAGAATAAAGACCTGCTGATATTCCCTAAGTGCATCTAACAATTCCTTTTGTTTTGTTGTTTTAGGTAACAACCCAGATGTTTTCTTCTGGGCTGCTCCTTTATATGTTGTTTTTCGTCGGGATCGTTTTGGCTTTTCGGGAAAATCATCCATCCAGTTGTACTAGCTCCGCTGATGTAAATGGGATATGAAAGAACTGCTCCCCTTTACGTATATACCTACCCTTGGCTGTACCTAAACTTTCTTGGGTTAGTAATGTATCCTTGATACGCCACGCCTGTTGTAGGTCTTTACGAAATACATAAAAGTTAAGAACACCATTCTTTCCCTCATATTTGTCTAAGAGCCTCTGTTTGCGTTCAGGGATGCGTATTTCAGACCAGTGGGTAGGCCAGTCCCCATCCCAAGCTACCTTAACCTCTGCCTCGTTAAAATAAGTGTAACCATCCTTTTGAGACACGACATCAACAAAGTAATCCTCTTCAGTGTTTACAATCGTGTGTCCTTTACTTTTGAGTAACGACACCAATGCATCTTTAGCAGGTTCATCATAAGCCTCATATAAAGCCCTATTAAAACTCTTTCTTACCTTTGTCATCTAGCCACTCTTTCAGTTCTGTGTACCCACCTACATGAGTACCTTTCGGGTTAAAGATTTGAGGAACAGTTGTTATGCTAGACCTCTTAAGTAGATACAACAACCAACTGCTACTTTTAGATTGTATGTTGTATTCTGTATAT